CTTTTTGCTGGGCCTGTAAATCCTCCAGTCTTAACTGCCGTTCAATTGCTAAATTGAAACGCTCTATCCCTTCTGCCGTGGTAATGTCTAGATTCTGCACTTCCCGCAGCCGCGCTCCCATAGTTGCCAAGGCTTGGTTGCGTAAATCGGCACTTGCTGTGCTATCGTTAACGGTATCAATGTATTGCTGATTGGCTGTGACGTATGAGTTTACGGCTTGTGTTCCAGCCTCAATGCGTTTATTGTATGCCTCTTGTTTTTCGTCAACGCCAGTAAGCAGGTTGCTAATTTTTTCCCAGTTGTCGATTAACGCTTCTAAGGCTAGAATCAACAAACCGATACCGAGGCCAGCAAACGCCCCCTTCAAAAATTTTAGACTACGACCTAAACGTCCGACTGCTCGTTGAGTTGATTGAAACTTACGAATCATCATCTGAATGTTGCGAGGCAACAATCCACTGAACAAGTTGGCAAAGTTTCCGAATTCCTTAGAGCTGGCTTTTGCTGCCCCTTGCGCTTTTTGTTTTAACGCATCGACTTCATCACCTACTTCCTTGATGTTTTGTTTCGCGTCCTCAACTTCAGCGACAACTTTCGCTTCTACATTTATCGGTTTAGCCATTTTCTAGTGTCAGTTTAATTTTGCGCCACAGCTTGCCATCTAATGCATAGCGTCCATACCATTGTTTGTACAGCGGGCTACCTTTATATATACGCTGATTCATTAAACTGATCGTTGGAACGACTCCGCGACCTACGTTATTTATAAATTCTTTCACGTTAGATAAATTTAATAACGCTCATTGCCGTTAACCGTACATGAGCAAAGAAGCGAATGATGTGATTAGTTTGACCTGTAATTCTTAAATTCAAAACAGCAGGTCTATTTGACCCCACGACAATTTGCCAAGAAACACCGTGGACATTGTTGTGATCGGATTGGTGACTGATTGTAGTAAAGCTGCCTACTTCGCCACCGCCACCGCGAAACGTTTTTACCGTTCCCGTTAGTTTCATGGTGTCTACATCCCCAATAGTTCCCGCTGTACCGCCTGTTTGCATTGCTACGATGTCAATTTCAGCAGCATAAATCATATTGGGTGCAAGCTCTATGTCAGTGCCTCCGCTAAGCAGGTTCATACTAACCGCTTTGTTGCCAGTAGTCGTTTTCTCCATGCCAAACTCTAATACATTGACAGTGTAATCAGAAGCAGAAAAACTTTTGTTGAAGCTGTCAACGATTGGACTTGGTGTGGGTGTTGCTCCACCGTTTAATGTGTAAGCCGTTTCAAAAGATGGGACAGTTGGGTTGCCTCCAATCGTAGGGCTAACAGATTTGTAAAAGCAGTCTCTATCTATGCTGTCATATTTGTAGCCAAACCGTTCGCAGCATTCTCTGTTTACTATTACAGCGGTGCCGTCTGTTACAGACACAAAATCAACTGTACCATCGGCATTATACGTGTCTGGTCTTTGGGTGCAATCCCAGTCTCCCTGATCAATGACTTTGAGCAGCTTGACTTTACACGGTGTGTTACCACTGACAACGTAATTGCTCACACTTAATACACGCCAATAGCTGTCATCAATCCAGATTTTATCGTTGAACCGTAGATCCCTTACGTCTTGAGGACTTAAAAATACAGAGCAGTCCATCAATCGAGCGTCTGCATTGTAGATGTTATCTATGTAACTCGCCCAGTATTTACGAAACATAAATAAAAACGGCACTCCATTAACTAAGGGGTGGGTGTCATCATCGGGGTAATCATATCCCCAATTTAGGCTTACCGTATCCGCAGCTATTGGTGTTGCGCTGTATGCTGAAAAATACGGGTACTGCGTAATTGTGTCGCTCTCTATGAGAAAATTATATCCGTTGCCGATGTCTTGCAGCCTATGATAGTAACCTAAGATTGGTTTATTCGATATTTTCTTTGCCCCATTCTCGCTGTTAATCCATTGACGGCTAACTAAAACATTGGGAACGAGCGTTTCTTCCGTCTGTGAGTTTTGACGAATTGCCTGTGTCCTTAACGGAACAAAGACATCTCCAATCTCTTCGTCCTCAACCGCAAAGTCGTTGTCGTTTTCATAGATGAATTGACCCTTTACCCAGTTCCAGTTTCTTTGCCACCATTCGTTCTTGTGGTCTTTGCCTTCTGCGTCTGAGTAAATGATGCGTTTCTTTTGCAAACTCGTAGTTGGCTTCACCACTTTAGCTTTACTTACATCCAGTTTTTTTGTCCAATCTTTCTTTGCCCCACCGCTGAAATATTCTAAAGCCGTCTCGACTTTTAAAACTGTAGGTAAGTCGATGTCATGCTCTATGATGATATTGTACTTGTCAACGATTGCCTTAAACCATTCATCAAGGGTTAAATCAGGCATGTTAGTTGCCATATCAACGACAGCACCCGTAGGGTTTTCTGTGTCGTATAAAGGAACGCTAATAAATGAGTTGTCGCCACTGATTGACGTATTGATAATTATATCGCTCGTCGCTTCTGCCCCCGCTTGGAAGTTAACTTGCTGCGAAGCAGTGCATGTCATTTGAAACGTTCCTGTGTAAACGTATCCAGCGTTACTAGCTGCTGGTATTACAATTTGATCGCTAAACGACTGTGTAGTGCTGCTTACGTTGAAAGAGAAATAGTAATCATTGGTTTGTGCCGTAGACAAAACAAGCTGCACAGAGAATATGAACGTCCCTTCAAACGGAGCTATAAATACACCTGTCGTAAATAAGTTGTCAGGGTCAAAAAATGGTGCAGACTCATCACTAGGTAACAGAGTAACCAGAGCTTGTGGTGTTGCTGCTGGTAGCGTGACATTCGACGTAAACCCAACTTTCGCTCCGTACAATGGTCTTGTCGAGACTACGTTTTGCTCAGTCGCTAAGAACATGTACAGCTCAGTAAATCGAGTGCTCGTTAGTTCAGCACAGTATTCAGCGGTATATCCTGCAAATTTTAGAATTGCATTCATTAAGAATTGCACCCTAATTGCAGGTTTTAAGTGAGCTACTTTGATGTTCCAGTTAGAATTCAAGCCAGAAAAATATCCGCTGTTACTCGATAAATACCACCCAAACGGATAATAACCATGATCCACTAATGGATATACAATTGTACCATTACCTACTGAGCCGTTGGTAATGTCATTGTTCACGTCCCACGAGTCTTTTACATTTCCGACTGTAAGTGCATGGTCTAAATCAACACCGAGGTAAGCGAACAAATCGTCAAATGACTTACCGCGTATAGCACGAAATAAGTCAGCAGTTGTGCCTAAGACATTGACGCTGTACTGTTCTTTGTTGACGTTGTTCAGTTGCAGGATACCCACTAAAACTACTATACCCTCATCAAAAACCTCAACTGTCGTTTCGCTATATGCAGACCATGTGCCTTCCGCAATATTGACTTCGTGGTAATGATTAAAAAACTTGTTGTTCTTTTTAGTCCGAGGCAAATTGAAACTTAAACTATGTGGGCTGCTGCGTTCCGATAGCTTCGTGTTATTCTGTATCTCAAAGTTTAACTCAACTCGTGGGTCTTTTAAATCGAGGCTGATCGTATCAGCTCCGTCTTGAGATTTAGCCAATACCTCTGTCATATCGTAGGTTTATAACGTGATTCCTCAATGTTCACCGTGTACACAATGCCCTTGTCATTAACGCTAGTCTGGAAATCAATACCTGTGTCAGTTACTACACATCCTCGCCATGCACTATCGTAATACCATAATACCGTTGGGCTGCTCATCAAGCTATCAATAACTTTATTGAATTCCTCGTCTTCTGCGTCGGTGTTCAGTTGCCATGTGTTTACCGTCTGCACATTACTAACTTTTAAACCACCTTCGTATGGCTGTGACGCATACGTTACACCCGTTCCTGCATTGTACGAATTACCCGTAACTTCTCGGAAGTCTGATTTTTGTATTCGCTGTTTGTGTACGTTGCGAGAGTAAAAAGTATAATAGTCCCACCCCCCTAATTCATTCCACCACGCTAAACGAATAGGTGTGTATTTGCACGCTCCTTTTCGTGTAATCTTGTATTGTGCGCTTGTCTCATTTCCGCTAAGTGTTGTGCCGCTCGCGGTTTGTACAGTATAGTATGACCACCCTGTATTTGCAGAAGGTTTTAAGTTTGCCTGACCACTTTGCGTTTCTAGGTTTGCTGGGTAGATACCGAAATACAAAAAGAATTCAAAGGGTGTACTAGCTGTTGATGGGGATGGGCTAGTTGTAAAGTATCCGCTCTGCAAAGCTGTTCCGTCACTCTCATAGTACGCCACATGTATGTATGCTGGATTTGAATTCCAAGGCGCATTAGTCGTTCCATTGATAAATGCTATAATCCCCTCATCCGTTGGCTGCGCAACTAGTTTCTGTGGATTGTAGACTGACAGCAACTTTGAGGTATTCGAATCAAGAATGTAATTACTCGCGTTCGTTGTGTCATAGTCATTAAACACTGGTGTGAACGTGCCGTTGACTACATAGTCTGTTGTTGTCACCGCTGCCGCTGGGTACTGCGTTGGTTCGTCATCTGCGGATGCCGCGTATTCATAAAAGAACTTTAGCGTAAAAACATCCATTGAATTTGGGGCTGTCGTAATTGACCCCACATCATGTTTATCGTGATCCTGCGAAACATACGACTGCAAAATGCGCGAAACATTAAATACACCAGAATCAGAACCATTTGGCAGTTGCTTTAATGTAGCGACTGTAACTGAGTTGCGAATGACTTGGCATATATACCTAAACTTAGGTTGCGATGTATTCGTGTCCTCTGTTACAACGTAAACAATTTGATCGGCTGTGCCTAGCAAAGTTGGTGTTGGCTCTTGTGTTATTGTGATTGCCATTAAAGTTCTAATTCGATATTAAACTTGAGCGGTAGGCTTTTTTTAAAAAAGTGGTACACATCAGAAGCAAATGCTCTAGCTATTTTGTCTCTGTGCTTATCAAACAATATACGCATTGGTGGACGTATGAACGGAGTCGGCTCTATTCCGTATTTGTAAATATTAGTGGATATGGCGCGTACCAAACTTTTACGAGGAATAAACCTGCCTTTGGCATCTCGTGCGTCTTTGATTGGTTTCACTACAACCCACTTATCAATGGCTGGTATTAGCTTTCCTTTCGGGCCAGTGCCTGATCCAAACTTAAATGGGCTCTCTGGTGCTTTCTTATTGTTTACCGCACCCTGCACACCTTGCTCTACGATGTCCCAATAGTCAGCTCCTTCAAATGTAAACGTTAATGAAAACTCGTTCTTTTTTGTGGCATACTCAAAATTCATTGAGTTGCGTAGATTGCCTGATGCGTTTTTTCCCTCTGCATCCAGAATTGCTCGCGCTCGTTTTATAACCGACTTAGCATATTTGTCAAATGCCTTTTGCGTTCTGTATAATTCTAACTTGTGCAGTTCACCGCCTATTTCTATGACGTATTTAATAGAGGGCATTGCACAGGTTTGTTGAGCTAGGCAACTTAATTGTAAATGATGCTGACCATCCTGTTAGGCTGTTAGTCATTCGTGCTGCAAATGGTTCACACGACACAGGCATCTCAAAAGACCATTCGGGCGGCACAAAATTGTTCACGTTAGATTGCGCTAGGTGAAACGCTGCGATGACATCCTGCATAATACCAAACGTGTCTGTATAAACCTGCGTTACAAAATCGTGCTGCACCTCAAAGACAACGGTTGCCACAAATACCTCGTATGTATATTCCGTGTGAGTACCTAGGATGTTTGCCTCTGTCACTTGAGCATACAGCAGCGGGAACTTATCAATAGTCAACTTATCTATATCTACCTCATCAATTGAGTGTGTGTAGAATGACTTGAGCTGTTCGTGGTTGTCTGCAATAGACTCAAACACATCGTTTATATCACTTACTGTCTGCATTGATTTTAATTTTGTTAGCCATGTTCTGATCCTTTTCGTAGGCTAAAAATGTAAATGCCTCTTCTATTAATATACGCGAAATGCTTTCCATTCTTAATATGTCGCCATCAGCCAATTGATACATGATAGCATACCATCCCCACTTCTGCGCTACTTTGTCTGTGCTGCCACTACTGGTGAAGAGTGCTGCAAACTTTGCGCTAATTGACCTGCGATACGATAAAAAAAAACCACCGCACCAATTGCTACATCCATCTTGCACTCACCCATGGCATCTACTTTAATTTGACTGGGGTTGTATATTTCTATCTCGTAGAGTTTTAGTTTCCTTCTCACAATCGGCCTGTAAAGTATCGCAAGCATTTGTTGCATGTTTTCGTACATCCCCTTTTCCATGTATGTCTCCATGTCTGCAAACTCACCAACGGTCAACTCTTGCATGTTAGGAATGAAACCATATTCGATTCCATCCATTACAAACGACTGATGCAAATAGAAGTCTGTTAGTTGAGGCTCACGGAAAAGCCATGTAAGCTCTCGTGTTATCTTATTAAGCTCCTCGACATGCAATCGGTTGACTAAACCCTCTTCAGCCCCGCAATACACCTCTAAAACCTTCTGAATGGCATCTGCCCCCTTATTGTCTTCCCATGTGTTAAGCATCTTTGTGTACTGTGACACTGTGATGTCTGCATAGCTTTCGGGTATAGTAAGTTTGATTTTCATTGCACAAAGTATTTACCAGTTCGTCTTAATAGCTTGTTTAGGCATACGTATCTCACAGCGTCCACACAGTGATTCCAATCATCCCGTGGAACGTTTAGTACCTTGCCATTCTTATCTGTCATCCACTTGTAGTTGCGGAATTCTTTTTGCGCATCAAGGCTCGTTTCCTTTACGTATATCTTTTTACGTCTCATCAAATCTATGCCAATGCGAACAGAGTCGGGGCCTTTTTTAGCAGGTTTGATATTAAAGTTCATCCTGTGAATCTCCTCTATACTCTTTGGCTCACTGCTGTCTGCTATAATTTCCTCGTGTCTTGTAATACCTAGCTCTTGCATTTTCTCTGCAATATCACCGTTGGTCAATCCACCGCTGTATAGAAACTGCTCAATGTATATGGCGTTGTCGTATTCATACACCTTAACTAATGCTGTCGGATCGTTTGCAAAACCCCAATCTAAACCCCACGCTAAAAACTTAGCATGCTCTGGAAGCTCTGTATAAATGTCACTGCGAAATATAGTTTGTCGGCTTACACCTCGCTCACCTAAACCGTAGACTGTCCAGTAGTATTCATCAGTGTCTTTGAGTCGCTCAATCTCATCAATCGTCTCTTGGTTGAGGTAGGGATTGTCGAGGTAAGTTGACTTGTAAAAGCTCGCATCCTCTCTTGGAATGATTGCATCATAGATATACGAGTATTCATCACTGGGGTTGTAGTCAAGTATGATGCTTGGGCCTTCTAGCTTGTTTGACGTTCTTAGTGCTAGTTGTCGGTACGTCTCCAAGTCTAACTCGTTGGCTTCATTGGCAAAGAAAAATTGTCGAGTAGCACCACGAATTTTCTGTGGCTGATCAATCGAGATAAACTCAATCGTGTTCC